GCGTAACTACCGTTGTCAAACTTTGCTATATAGTGGCCAAGTAATCGTAATTCGAGTCCGCTTACATCACATCCCACTAAACTTTTATTTTTAGGTACAGTAAATAATTCTCTAAACTGTTTACCATAAGGGACACTCACTGCGGGTACTTGTCCTAAATTAGGATGCATATGAGTGGCCCTACCTGTTACTGCATTGTTAGTATTTACAGTTCCATGTAGCCTCCCTTTTGTTTCTAGTTTTAGATAAGCTTGTTTACCTTCAGCCAACATACCAATACGCTTTTCTAAAAGAAAATAACGTGCAAGTAATTTAGCTTCGGGAAAGTCTAATGAGTTTAAAACTGTGTCATCAACTTTTGGTAACCCATCATTGGTAAATACAACTGGCTTCCAGTTATACTTTGTCTTTAATCTGTCAGCTATTTGTCTACGACTAGATGGATTAAACTCTACCACTTTATCTTTTAATGGTTTGCCAGTCTTTTCAGAAACTCTTTTAATAGTTATAGGCTTAAAAGTTTCTTCCATTTCTTGTTTGATAGTGTCACGTTCACTAGACAACTCAGCGTATAGCTTTGTTGCTTTTTCTTTATCAAACAACACACCATATATTTCTTGCCTACTTATAATCTGGGCCACAGCGTGTTCTAATTCTAAAGATTCGCTGAAAATTTTTTGACCCAAAATCTTTTGATATAATGTGTGAGTAACTTCTACATCTTGGATGCAATACTCTAACATTTCTTGTGTAAACACAGACCAGTCCGTGTCTATTTGTTGTTTATAATTTCCTAATCTTATGCCCCATGCTTTAAGGCTATGTCGGTTTACTAAACTTCTAGGATAATTTATTGTATGTACACGCTTCATATCTGAGTCTGTTAAGTCAGACCAAATTAGTCGTGTAGCAACTAATGTATCAAAAACTTTTGCTTTAGTTTCAAATCCATATAATTTTTTTAGAACAGGAATGTCATATTTAATAATGTTATGTCCTATTATTAACTCAGCTTCAGATAATAATTTTAAAGCTTTCTTAACATCAACTTGTATTATTTTATTAGAGTCTATATCTTTTAAAACAATACAGTGTACGGTACTAACATCATTATATAATCCATTGCTTTCTAAATCGAAAACATATTTCATATTTTAATCTTCTTTATTTTAATTACATTTACTGTTGGAATAGTTGTTACGTTACCTACGTCACCTAAAGTACCGTCTGAATTAAAATTTACATCCGCAGCAAGAATATGTAATTCTTTGTCTGCTCTAATAAGCCAACCATTTGAAATACAAATTGTAACTTTGCTATTTACAGCTTCTTTTAAATTTAACCACTCAGCCGTTCCGTTTATATCTTTCCAATATAAAGAAACGAATGGTGCGTTTAATATTTTTTTATTTATTATTGGTAATTTCATAATTAATGTACTGTTGTTAATTCTATTTGGACTCGACATGCAGCTTCATCTAAGACTGACATTTGATTTAAGACAGCTTCCGCAACGTCTTTATATTGTGCGGAAGGTAGTCCTAAAACAACGTCACAATCTGGATTAGCCTTTGCCCATTTCATTGCTGTTTGTATTTCAGCAGTGAGAGACCAAACTTGTTTTAGTTTTAGTGTTCGTTTTCTTTTTGTTATTGGTTTAGAAGTCATTTCTTTCCTTTGTTTCTAAGAGACACGCTGTGTCCTCATTAAAAAACAAAGTTCCACACTTGCCCGTGTCACCTACGTGTCTGTTTTTAAGAACACGTACTGTTGTGAATTTTTTATTCTCGTCATCATTCTGGTCACGCTCTAATCCAATCACGCAATCAGCTAATTGGCTTATGGCCTGCGAGCCGCGCAAAGCATTCAAAGATGTTTGGACACCGTCCTCGTAACCTTTGTTACCTTCGGGTCTTCTTAAATGTGATACTAAGATTAAACCAATGCCAGTCTCTTCAACTAAACTTCTTAGTCTAGTCATAGTGATGTCAATTAGTTTACGTTCGTCATAAGTTTCTAATCCAGAAACGACAATACTAAGATGGTCAAGAATAACCCAACGTACACCAAGACCCTTAGCAAGGTAACGAATTTTGGATAACAAATTTTCAGACTCGGTTGAACCGAAACTGTCGTATAGATACAACAAGCCACTACCCACTGTTGAACTAAAACTATTTTTAAATGTGTCATCGTCTATAATTTTCCTATCTAAGTGTAATGGTTTTTGAACGTCTATTGACATGATACCAAGTGCAGTTCGTTTAACACTTTCTTCTAATGCAATGTAACCAACACTCTCACCTTGTTTAATTAAGTGGTGTCCTATGTGTCTGCATAATTGTGATTTACCTTGGCCAGTACCACTAGTTATTACAACCAATTCACCAGTCCGCATTCCTTTTGTTTTTGTATTTAAACATTCAAATGGATATGGAATAGTTTGGTTTGTATCTTCTTTAACTAATGTATCAAATATTTCTTCACCAGAAATTATACCGTCTGGTCTGTAGGCTTTAGCACCCCACATACAATCAATTAATTCTTTTGTCTTACCTTGCACTAACATTTCGTTAGCGTCTTTTAATGGAAGAGTTGCAATTTTGCATTTTCCAGGTGTAAAGATTTTAGAACATTCTTGAGCTGCGGATTGCCCTGCAGAATCCGAGTCAAACATTAATACAATAGACTCAAATTTTTCTAACCATTCGAGTTGCTGTTGTAAATCTTTCTTAGCACCTTGACTACCAGTCTTGATAGAAACACAAGCCCATTTATTATTTTGAAGAGAAGATAAACTCATTGAGTCAATCTCACCTTCTAAAATACAGATTTGTTTTCCACCGTTACGCCATAAGTTTTGTCCAAACAATACAGCGTTCTTACTATCACCAATCCATTGAAAGGATTTGTCTGGGTAACGTAATTTTTGTGCAACTAATTTATTATTCTTGTCGTAGTAGTTTGCAATTTGTACGTTCTTACCATTGTGTTTACCAGTTTGATAATTAAACTTAGTAACAGTTTCTTTATTTATTTTTCTTTTAATTAAAGGTTTGCATTCGCCTTGAACTAATTCTTTATTTGTTGTTTCCATAGCCACCTCTTGTTTTTCGTATGTTGAATAGTAATGACCACAACCAAAGCAATGGCCGTGTGAGTCTGAATAAACGGCAACGTTGTCTTTACTGCCACATTCGAAACAAGGAGCGTGATATGAAAATTCACTATTTTCCATATTGATATTCCTCTAAAAATTTTTGGCTTAAAAACAAACGGCCCCTAGACGTTAATCTAAGGGCCTACAGAAAAGGTAAGCTATGAACTTACCCCGTTGTTTGTATACACTATTTTAACTCGGCTATCCAACTTTTTGGTATGTATTTGTCAGAATACTTAAACTCATGTTTCTGACACCACATAGCATATGTCGTTCTAGATATTTTGGATATGCGAGTTTGTGAATTAGAAAAGACAAATCTTAAATCCAAGTCTGGATAAAGTTTCTTAACTAAAATATGTTTTTGCTTATCAGCCGTTAAAAATCTACCCTTACCTTCAATGTACATAAGGCTTCCATCTTTTTTTGTTAATACAAAATCAGGTGTATACCTATGTGACTTTTCTGGTTTGATATATTTTATAACTTTTGTTTCATACTCAAATTTAATTTTTGAATATGTTAATTGTTTTGCTATTTGTTCTTCAAGTCCCGACCTATACTTAGAAGTCGTCTTCTTGGGCCACCACTGGTTGTGTCTCATTATCAAACTCCTGGGTTTCTGAAACTGCAAAGCCTTCTTCTTTCTTGAAGCCATATCCAGTTGAATTGTTTCCACCCTCGACAAGTTTAATAACTTGGGCAGCTCTAAGTCTCATTGAGACTCCCGCACCCACCATAGAAGTATAATACGGAATTAATTCAGCACTTACTTTAAGTTCTGAACCTCCCCATACATTAACGTCTTTTGCGGGTATGCCGTTAGCGTCAAATATTGCGGGTTTGTTTTCAAACGTTTCACCAGTTTTCATAGTGACTACTGCTTTGCATTTAAATTTAAATACAACGTTCCCAGTAGGTTCGCCTTTTTCATCTAGTTCATCATGATATGGTAAACTAGCTTGTTTTATTTCTTTACTTTTAGACTTCTCTTTTGCAAGAGTAAGACTTTCCTTAATTGCTTCATCAATGCTTTTAATAACATCTTTGCAATTTTCTTTTTTTATGACTAGATTGGTTTTGTAGTCACCTGGTTCACCAAACTTAGTATCAGCAGTTGTTAACCAAGGATACTGAGCAAGTCCAACCGGTGTCACAATCTTTGTATAATTGTTCGCCATTGTTTTCCTCGTTGTTATTGATTTTATTGTCGCTTGTTATTATTCCTTTGGATTGTAATTCGACAATTTCATCCATAGGAAGATACTCAAAGTCCATAATTATTCCTTTGGTTCTAATAGGGGTACTAATCACCCACTACTGGGTTAGTTTACGCAAAAAAGAACTCAGACTGTAAAACTTCCTTTATATTGAAGTCACCTTTTTCAGGTACAGTTGGTAATTTTTTACGTTGCTCTTCTGTAAGTGTAGGTTCTATTGAAACTTTAAATCCTTCAAGAGGACAATCGTTGTCATATAATTCTACAAACGTTTCTCTAATTGTATCTGCAAGAACTTGTGAGTCCGCAGCAAGTGTCCCAAAAGAGTCGTGGACATTACAAAAATGAGATATTCCTTTATCATAAGCCTTGCATACAACTTTCATCATATGTGCTGAGTCTTGTGAATGAATGAAGTTTGGCGGTAAACCATTAGAGGCCCTTAAAACAGAATATTTTTCTGTCTCAACGTTTATTCTAGGTTTTATTATTTCACCAAACATTCGAGTCTTTACACGCATAGATTTAAACTCTGGATAATCTTGAATGACTGGAAAGCCAACTGGATTTACCCAACGAATTGCATGTCCATTTTTAGATAAAACTTTTGCACAGTTTTGTAAAAATGACATACCTAATCTTGCGGAAGATAAAACTTCACCCATACTATCCCAGATAACACCCGATAAGAATGTACATGCTTGAAACGATGAGCTGCCAAACGGGTGTTCATCCCCTTGGTCTTTTCTTTTAACTAAATCCTCATCAACAAAGTCACTACAAGAGTAACGTGTTGACCCATAAGGCGAAGTCATGATTGCTCTTTTAACAGTTGAACGTTTAACTTTAAATTTTAACCAAAGTTTTGCAAACGGATTGTCAGTCATTGTTTTTAAATTTTCAATCACTGTATCTTTTACAACTGTATAAACATCTTGTGGCTTTTCTGATTTACCTAAGTTAACTGCTCTAGCAGAAGCAGTGTGTTTAAGTATTCCAGAGTAATGTTGAATACCATTACATGAGCCATCTTGGTTACAGATAAATGTACTTAAATATCCGTACCCAACATTTTTAAAAGACACCCACTCATTAACCCAAGCAAGAAATTGAAAAGGCTTGTCGGCCATTTCCCACTCACGGTTTACAAAAGGGTCTTCCTGGATTTTTTTGAATAACTCTAAGTTTTCATCAACCCATTTTAGTTGTTCTTCTCTTGTTACTTTATCAACACCAAATAGTGCAGCACCAGTAACAGCCAACCAATAATCACCTTTGTTTTCTGCTGTTATCTTTTTACCAGTTCCAAGTAAATGAAGTGCTTTTGCAAAGTCAACACCTTGTATGTTTAAATAGTTTGTTACTTGGTAACATCTAGACCTAAAGTCTAAAGTGTGTGCATGATAAAATATTTTTTCTTTAATCATGTGAGCCATCCACCTAACTTTTGCAAACAATAATCTTTTTGATTTTTGTCTAGCATTGTCAGTGTGGACTTTTACAGACTCAATTCTATAAAGTTGTCTAGCAAGTTTATTAGTTTCAATATCATGTGGTCGGACCGGTAAACTTAAAAGTTCAGCTATTGGTAAACCACCGATTGCTATATTCTTTTCCCAAGCCTTATCTAATACATCTAAGATAAATGTATTTATTTTATAAGGTGTATCTTGTTGTGCGTTTACGGCTTTGTAAACCATAGGCATTTCTATATTTTCTAAATGCTTTAGGTTCTCTCTTTTACGATACTTAACTAAAGTTAATGGTTTGATATGTCTTGAATAATATCCACCACCTTTTGTGCTACCTTCCTCCCAACGCCTTGGAGCAACGATTGTTGGAAAGTATTCTGGAGCAAGAACTTCAAGAAAATCATTTCTGTTATTAATCCAATCCATAGTTTGTTGGGTTGGTACTAGTTTCTTTTCTCTTCTATTCTTTTTAATTATAGTTTCAACATCACAAAGGCCCGTGTGAACACACATGAGCTCTATAAGCTTGTAACCTACATGCACCTTCTCACTCCGAGTCCATACAGTCCACTCAATGTTATTTTTTTGAGA